AATGAGATTACCTTTGTAGTTTCTAAAGAACGCTTCCAAGAGATGGATAGTCAAATTGAATTAGAAGATGGTACAGATACTAGTGGCGGTTCTATTTTACTAGAATCTGGTAGTGTAAGTCAAGACAATAACTCTTCAATTCTTACAACTGTGGATGGAGATAATTTTTACATAATTATGGATACAGCTACAACTGATGCAGATAGACCACTAGAAGGCGATTTAGTTTACCATCCAGTAATTGCAAAAATGTTTGAAATTAGTTTTGTAGACCATGACGAACCATTTTATCAATTAGATAACAATCCAGTATACAAATTAAGATGTAAGCAATACGAATACTCTGGTGAAATTATTGACACAGGTATTCTAACAATTGATGCTATAGAAGATGGGTTAAGTTTAGATAGCACACAGTTCCAATTCACACTTGAACAACCAAGTATATTAGGTAGAGATTTAACTGTAGATATTACTGGATTTACAATTGATAATACTAATGTTACTGTAGACGGATTTACTGTTAGCTCTGATCCAAGATCATTTGGAGAAAGTATACTTCTTGAAAATTCAGCTGACACAGGTGAATCAGAATACTTAATTGCAGAAGACTATATAGTAGGCGATGGTAGTACCGACAAAACCGCACAGAACGAATTATTTGAGCTTCTTGATGATAAAGTATTAGACTTTTCTGAAAAGAACCCATTTGGGGATGCTGGGAGTTTATAAAATGAATAAAGACAACTATATGTTAAACAAATTTAGGGGACTATAATGGCACTTCAATCATTGGGAATCGGTGGTTCTGCTGATGACGGAACAGGGGATACTTTAAGAGTCGCTTCTGATAAAATCAATGACAACTTTTCAGAGATTTATACACTTCTGGGAGATGGAAGTGCACTAACTTCTGGTCTGACTATTGACTTAACCAATGTGACATTAGCTGCTCCAACAATTACTGGTGTAGTTGGTGGAACACAAACCTCTGCAACCATTACAACTTTAACTGGAACTACTCTTAATGCAGGTACACTTGCGTTAGCAGCAGGTTCTGTTACAGATAGTTCGGGTGCAATTTCTTTTGGAAACGAAAACTTAACAACAACAGGTACAGTTACTTCCGCTGGTCTTACCATTGGTTCTGCAGTAATTAATGAAGCAGAATTAGAAACAATAGATGGTATTACTGCAGGTACAGTTATTGCTAGTAAAGCAATTGTAACAGACTCAGATAAAGATATTACTGGTGGTCGTAACATAACAATTTCTGGAGAACTAGACGCAGCAACAGGGGATTTCTCTGGTGATGTAGATGTTGATGGAACACTAGAAGCTGATGCAATTACTATTGGTGGTGTAACTTTAGCAGAAACAATTTCTGACACAGTTGGTGCAATGGTTACTTCCAATACTGAAACTGGAATTACTGTTAGTTATGATGATGCAGATAATACTTTAGATTTTGTAATTGGTACACTTAATCAAAGTACTACAGGTTCAGCTGCTACTCTGACAACTGCTAGAACTATTGGTGGAACTTCATTTGATGGTTCAGCAAATATTGCAGTAGGCCTTGCTGGAACAGCAACAGCCCTAGCAACTGCTAGAACTATCGGTGGAGTATCATTTGATGGTTCAGCAAATATTGACTTGCCGGGCGTGAATGCTGCTGGTAATCAATCTACTTCTGGACTTGCTGCAACTGCTACAACACTAGCAACAGCAAGAAATATAGGTGGTGTGTCATTTAATGGTAGTGCTAATATTGACTTGCCGGGCGTGAATGCTGCTGGTAATCAATCTACTTCTGGTCTTGCAGGAACCGCTACTGCTCTTGCCACAGCAAGAACTATTGGTGGGACATCGTTTAATGGTACAGCAAACATTGCTGTAGGTCTTGCTGCAACAGCGACTGCGTTAGCAACCGCAAGAACAATCGGTGGGACATCATTTGATGGTTCAGCAAACATCGCAGTTGGTCTTGCTGCAACCGCCACAACACTGGCAACTGCAAGAACAATTGCTGGGGTAAGTTTTAATGGTAGTGCTAATATCACACTTGATCCGACAGACTTAACAGATGTTACAGCAACTGCAGTAGAAATTAATATTTTAGATGCAAGTGCTGGTAATACTGCTGTTGCTTCTGATGTTGCATCAAGTGCAGGTGCAGTTACATCAAACAATTTTAAAATTAGTCACACTCTTACGTTAGCTGCTGAGTTAGCTGATGATGCAGAACACGCAGATGTTGTAATCACATCCGATAAATGTCTTGCAACATCTACCGTCATAGCAAATGCAAGTATAGATGCTCATGTTGATATTCATACAGTAGTAGCTGGATCATTTAAAGTGCGTATAACTAATAAATCTGGTGGAGCTTTAGCAAATGACTCGACTATGGTTTTAAATTATAAAATAATATAATGAATAAGGAGAATATATTATGTTAGGTCAACAATTTTATCACGAATCAATTAGGAATGTAATTGTAGCATTTGGAACTATGTTTAATGGTGTACAAATAGTTCGTAAGAATAACACTGGGGCAATCATACAAGCTATGAAAGTTCCATTAGCTTACGGCCCAAAACAAAAGTTTTTAACTAGACTTGATCAAGACCCATCTGCAACAGGTGCCACCGCAATTACTCTACCCAGACTTGGTTTTGAGATTGGTAGTCTTACTTATGATCCTATTCGTAAAATGAATCGTGTTCAGAAATTTAAAAAAGTAAAATCTTCTAGTACAGACTCAAATAAATTAGATACTCAATTTATGCCAGTTCCATATAATATGGATATTACTCTGTATGCTATGGCAAAAAACTCTGATGATGCATTACAAATCGTAGAACAAATTCTTCCTTACTTTCAACCAGACTATACTTTAACTATTAATGATATGACAGACATGGGAATTAAAAAAGATGTTCCTATTATTCTTACAGATGTTTCTTATGAAGATAGTTACCAAGGTGATTTTGATACTAGAAGAGCAATCATTTATACTATGTCGTTTACCACAAAGTTTTTTCTATACGGCCCTGTTACTTCTAGTAAGGTTATTAAAACTGTTCAAGTTGACCAGTATGCAAACCTACCAGATGTATCTCCAACAAGAGAACAGAGATATACTGTTACTCCAACGCCAGGCAGTGCTGATGCTGATGATGATTTTGGATTTAATGAAACCTCTTCTTTCTTTGAGGATGCAAAAAACTATGATCCAGTAAGCGGAACTGATGTTAGAAAATGACCTCTGCTGACAATATAATAAATGAGGCTCTTGGAATAGTAAATCCTGTAGAAAAAGCGTTTGCGGAAACTGCAATAACTATTCCAAGAAAAATTTCTCAACCTTCTATAACAGAAGATGATATTGATAATGACTATAAGTATCAAAGGGAAAACCTTTATAATTTAATTGAACGCGGTCAGGATGCAATTGATGGTATTTTAGAACTTGCCAAAGAGGGTGAACATCCACGAGCATATGAAGTTGCACTTAATGGTATTAAACAGGTTGCAGATGTTACAGATAAACTAGTTGAATTACAGGAAAAGATGAAGAGACTCAAAGAAGTCCCAAGTAATGCACCAAAGAATGTTACTAATGCTTTATTTGTCGGTTCTACTGCAGAACTGCAAAAAATGTTAAAGGGCAGCTCTGATGGCTGAGACTACCTATCTAGGGAATCCAAATCTTAAAAAAGCTAACGTACAACAAGAGTGGACTAAAAAAGAACTTCTTGAATACCAAAGATGTGCGGAAGACCCTCTTTATTTTATTCAAAATTATGTAAAAATTGTTTCTCTTGATGAAGGTTTGATACCATTTAAAATGTATCCATTCCAAAAAGAGATGGTTGGTACATTCCACAACAATCGTTTTACTATTTGTAAACTACCAAGGCAGTCTGGTAAGTCTACAGTTATGGTATCTTATCTATTACATTACGCTCTATTTAATCCTAGTGTAAATATAGCAATTCTTGCTAACAAAGCAGCAACTGCTCGTGACTTACTGGGTAGGTTACAACTTGCATACGAACACTTACCACAATGGTTACAACAAGGAGTTATGTCATGGAACAAAGGAAGTTTAGAACTTGAAAATGGATCGAAAATCTTGGCTTCGTCTACTTCTGCTAGTGCTGTTCGTGGGGGTTCATACAATATCATATTTTTGGATGAGTTCGCCTACGTTCCAAGTAATGTTGCAGAACAATTCTTTAGTTCAGTTTATCCTACAATAAGTTCGGGTAAATCTACAAAGGTGATGATTGTTTCTACACCACATGGTATGAATATGTTCTATAAGATTTGGACAGAAGCAGAAGAAGAAAGAAATAGTTATGTTCCCATTGAGGTTCATTGGAGTGAAGTTCCTGGCCGTGATGAAAAATGGAAAAAAGAAACCATTGCTAATACAAGTGAACAACAATTCAATACAGAGTTTGAATGTGAATTTCTTGGTTCGATAGATACACTCATTTCACCATCAACACTGAGAAGACTTACATATAGGAAACCATTACAGTCAAATGCTGGACTTGATGTTTATGAACAGCCAAAGGAGGGTAATACATACCTTTTGACTGCTGATGTGGCTAGAGGGACTTCTAATGACTACTCAGCGTACATTGTGTTCGATGTTACCCAAGTACCATATCGAATGGTTGCAAAGTATAGAGACAACGAAGTCAAACCACTTATCTTTCCACAAAAAATATATCAAGTAGCTAGAGCCTACAATCAAGCATTTGTTCTTATAGAAGTAAATGATATTGGAGAACAAGTAGCTAACGCTATGCAATTTGATATGGAATATGATAACATGATTATGGCATCAATGCGTGGAAGAGCTGGTCAAGTATTAGGGGGTGGATTTTCTGGTGGTAGAGCTCAGTTAGGTGTACGAACAACTAAAGCTGTTAAAAAGATTGGTTGTTCTAATTTAAAACAGATGATAGAAGATAATAAACTTATTGTCGAAGACTTTGATACAATTAATGAATTGTCAACCTTTATTGTTAAAGGGTCTTCATTTGAAGCTGATGCTGGATGTAATGATGATTTGGTTGCTTGTTTGTTTATTTTTGGTTGGTGTACAGATCAAACATATTTTAAAGAACTTACAAACAATGATATACGAGAACAGATGTATCGGGAAAATCAAGATCAACTAGAGCAAGACATGGCACCATTTGGATTTATGATTAATGGTTTGGAGGATGAAAATATTGGTGAAGCTATTGATGAATATGGTACAAGGTGGAGTCCTATTGTCAGACATGATGGTTATACTAATTTCTAATGCGTAGGGGTAATAGAAAAAGAATAGATTGGAGCGATATAGAAACTCCGTGTATACAGGTGTGTAAAATTATAAATAAAGTTTGTACAGGATGTTTTAGAACAGATAGACAAATTAGTGATTGGGTAATATACACAGATGAAGAAAGAACAAAAATAATTAAAGAAATTCAATTAAATCGTTGTCAAGTTTTATCCAACAATTAGAACAAACCACTTTACTTTCATTCATTAATTTGTGAACTTCTTTTCTACTGTCATCGTTTAC